CTCACACCCCAATAGAAAGCCCCAGCATACGAACCATTAGCCCAAGTGCCACCCAATTGAGCGACCAAGAACCCGTTGTAATTGTGGTTTTGATAGAAGTAATCACCTACCGGTAAGTTAGATGCACCAATTACTTCTGAAGGTAAGAATAAGAAATCACAATCTTCACTGTATCCAAAGGCTGATACATAACCATTTGCTTTTGCAAGTGTGAAACCACAATTTTTATAAGGTGAGGTTTTAATATCATCAGCAAAACCACTATCAGCCCAATAAGCTTGATGGATTCCTTTTGCTTCAATATTAAGTCCATCCATCCACTTCCAAATGTTACCCCAAGGATTTTCTTCACCACGATATGAAACTGAAGTCAATCCGTTTGTTCCGGCTGCTATTCCTGAAGCATTACCTAAATTTGTGGTTGCACCTGTTAATTCACTCATATTAGTTGAACCATTATCAGTTTTATTTACAATACCCAAGCCAATCTTATCTTGTGTATTAAAGGATGCATATTCAATAATAAAAAGCATTTGGGTTACTGATGCAGATAGAACATCTGACAACTGCCATCCAGCACCCCTATTATTAGCAAGCTTTCTTGTATTTGCCCTTGTAAGGTTTTGTGTTAATCCGCTTGCTGGTTTAGCATAAGCAATGGATGAAAGCTTATCACCTGTGGAAACAGTAAAATCAGCAACCTGTTCATCAGCCAATAAATAAGCTGCTGCTGATACATCATAGATGCTGCCTTCATAGGCTGACAAGTAAATTTTATCTTTTACTACACCATTTCTGATGAAAGCAGGATGTACTTTGAAGCCAGGTTTATAAGTATCAGATACATAATATCTTGCTTTTCTCATATGGTATCCAATACTTATACTACCAGCAACCGTCTTTTCAACTGTTGCAGTAACACCAGTTGAACCACCATTAAATGTTGCAGTTGTTTTTGTACCAGGTGTATTGCAAGTAAAGGTTACTTTTGCACCAGTTCCACCGGTAGTCCAACCAGTATAAGTTGCATTTCTAATTTTTGCTGCAACTAATTCAGGTGTGTTATCTGTAGCAAAAACTGAAACTGTGAAAGCCACACCATCAAGTGTAATGGTCAAATTCCCATTTGCTGTTGCCCCTGCTGTTACTGTAAGAGTATTCACTTCAACATAATCAGGTATTTTTTCAAGTTCCAAAGGAACAACCTTATAATGGAATTTTGGTTGTTCTACCATAACCTGAACTATTGTTCCAACCGGATAAGTAACTGAATTCTTTTTAATTTCAACTGTTGTCTTACCGGTTTCACTGTACCCAGGTTCACCATAATAAGCAAGAACCTTTCCATCATCAGTTACAATGCATCTTTTTCTTCCACCAAAGGCTTTAATTGAATCAAAGTCAGCACCAGGATTTTTATTTACTGCACCGGCAAGCCTTGTAAATTTTTTATTTTTAAAATCAGCTTCAACACCAACAATATCATCATCTGTATAACCAATGAAGCCTTTTATATCAGATATTTCAGTTTTAACCATATTCAAATCAGTAACTGTTGCAACTGCATTTGGGTCAACATCAATAGTAACATTTGTAGCATTTGAAACAATAGTAATTAAATCAATCAATATGCTGGATGCACTTATTCCATTGTTTGGTGGTATCCAGTCAGCTTGGTTTGCAGTGGTTATTGAATATAAGATTTCGCCTTCATCAGGGTCATTGGCATATAATCCGATAACCCTTAAATAGTACCCCTTTGAAAGTTCTGCATTGGTAAAAGCACCACTTACTTTTACCGCAACATCATTAATTCTTGAAACACTTGAAACAAGAGTTGTTTGTTTTACACTTGATAAGCTTGTTAATTCTTCAAAATTTGTTCCCACAGGATATTGATAATCTGAAGTACGAATTCTTGTGAATTGCATACTTGCACCTGAAGCAACTTTTGCCATTAGTGCATGACCTTTTGCAGTGATAATTGTACTATTAAAACTACCCATTTAACTTTCCACCTTTCTTTATTAAGATAATTCATATTGCATGCCAACAATTGAAACATTGGCAGTATAAGCTTCACCATTTATGCTTTCATTGGTCACAATATCATTTGAAATTTCATATTTTAATGAATTGCTTGCAACTGATGCAGCATATAGTTCTGATGAAATTGAAAATTCACCTTTTATATCAGAAGATAAAACATAATGAATGCTTTCAGATAAAGCAACACCAAGATATAAAGGTGTTTCATTTCCACCATACAAAACATTGTGTAAAATAATAATCAAGTTACATGGAATAATATCATCAAGCAAACTATTTAATTCATCAACAGTTCCATATACACCCAAATGTGTTTCAAGGTTCAAAGTGTATATGTCATTTTGTAAACTAATTGTGTAATTGCCTTTTCCGCATAAGGTATTAAGTTTTTCAATAAGTGAATTCCATGTATAAGGAATCCTATCATTCCATCTTGATAACACCCTGAATCTTCTTGTTTCCAAGGTGTCATTTTCTGATGGTTTTACTTTTAGTATTTTTTCCCAACGCTTTACGCCATAAGACGTAAGGGTAGAGAGGAAAAAATCATCCGGCGCAGTTTCAATGGCTTTTATTAGTGCGTCAATTTCTGGTTGTTCAGTGTTAATAATCTGTCTAAACTCTATTAGTCCTTGCATGTGAGAAGGCAGGTAATCAATTAAATTCATACAATCACCGTCCCCAACACAGGTATTTCGTTTGCTTCAAGGACAAGGTTTGCGGCTATGCCGTTAAGGGCAGTATTGCCGATATCAATTATTCCTTGAATCTCTAAAGCCCTTGTTTCAACCTGACTAATACGGACAACAAGGTTGTCCTCATTTGCCCAAATTTGCGCCAATTCTACAAAATAAGCGTTAATTGCCTCTGTGAAATAAGGCTCTACCATTTCCCATGTATAGCCATTTTGTAACTGTATCTGTGTGGATATGTCTATTGAGGCGCTAACAGCCCCTTCTACGGTTACCACATGACCGATAGGAGCAATGCCAAGCCCTTCACCGTTATTCTGTGTAGGGTCTACAGCCGCTTGCACTGTATCAATTAGCATTTGTGACGGGGAATGCCATTCGCTATCTACTATGATAAGCTTAACCGTGCCGCCGCCGTTCCAAGTAGGGAATATTTTAACACTCCCGACACCCTGTAAGGCAGTAACCTTGTCTTTGTAGTCTTGTTGGTTTCCTCCGTAGGCTTCTGCTTGTAAGCTATCGTAATACCTTTTTCTTAGGTCTTCGTCGCTTTCCTCGTTTTCGCCGGGTATCAGAACGTCGGAAAGTGTAGCTGACGCCAGCCCACTGACAAAGGTTATAGGCAAGAGCGTCCCAAAATAAGCATTGCCGATTTCCCCGGCTTCTTCTGCTTGCAGGCGGAAATACCCTGTAGATATTTGCGATATTGCAGTGTAATTCACATTTCCACCTGAAAACCTTGCCCCAATAGGAATATTCATCAGCGCGCCTTGACTATTTCTAAATTCACCCCTGCGTATGGAACGGCTTGCACTTCTGCGCATAATACCACGCTCGGACGCTTTAAGGGTAAGGTCTGCGCCTGTGGCTGTATCTGGAAACGCTCTGTCCATCAGCGTACTAAGTTCGGCATACATTATAGCAATTTCGGCTACTGCCGGTGCTAATGCGTCATATATAACAGAACCTTCTCTTTTGTCCACTCCGCTTGATACGCGGGATAGACACCTGTTCATTATATTTTCAAAAGTCATGTCTTCATACATTGATATTCACCTCTTTATTTGCAGGAACAGAACCAAAGACAGTGTCTACCGTGAATCGCAACTGCACTGTTCTTTTGTCTGTTCTGGTGACTACGAAGGAATGCACATTCGTTATTCGGCTGTCCGCCATAAGCGCGTCACGGATGTTGCGCTTTAGTTCGCTTTCTATTACATCGAAGGTTTGTCCTATAATGTTATTAGATTCAAAGCCGTAATTCCATGAATAAATAAGGTGTTCAAAGCGCTCTGTCATGAGAATCTTATAGATAGCCTGAATAATGGCTTCCTTGTTGTCTATATAGCCCCGCACCCTTCCGGCTTTATAATCTAATTGATATGTCTTAGAAGGCTGTTGTTCTTGTCTTATAACCTCTATGTCTTGACCAACATTTATTTCAATGTTGTTTGGTATCATATAATCACACCCTTCCTAGAACCAAAAATTCCTGCCCGCCGTAATTGCGAAGCAGAATCACTTTATCGCCTACCTTTATCCCTTCCCTGGTATTCTGCGGCACTGTATGGTTGTGGGCAAGGTCTTCTGTCCTTATAATTAATTCCTTTGGGATAATGACCATGTCTCCTTCAATGCGGAAACGGTTGTCCACCAGTATTCTTATTGGGTTCACAGCCTCCACAATGCCATACATGATCATCATTGGCGTGCTTGCTTCATTGGTCTGCTGTGCTACCCGTTTTACTACGTCAATAAGCGCCATATTAAATCACCCTCAATTTCAAGTGCATAACTTCTTTTTCTATGTCGTGGCTTGCCTCTTCCACAACAAAAAATTGAGAAATGCCTAATTCCTCAATCCTAATAAACAAACATCTTCCAGCACGGACAGAAAGGTCTGACAATGCGTCAAGTTCAAACGTCCGTTTGGGTCTGTTCTTTGTAAGAAGAAGGTTGTTGCCCCTTTCTTCTATCTGCGCAGGGTTCAGGCTTTCATTTACCTTTTCATAATGTTGGAGCGTTCCCCAAAACCTAATGTTATTGCTGTCTTGAAAAATATAAACGTCTCTTTTGCCACTTTCCTTGTTGTCCCTCACAAGTTTTATTCTGTTGAAGGTATCGGATTCAATGTCTGTCGTATAGGTGTAGCCTGTAGCAAGGCTTCCGTCACCTACAAGTAAATCAAGCCTTGTATTTTTAACACCAGATATACGCAAACTTCCGTAGTCGTCCCACAAGTAATACATTTCCCCTATATTGATAAGGGTTAGGTCTAACGCCTTTAAAATAATGTCTATTAAGGTTTGACCATCTTCCACAAGGGAAGGTATGGTATAGCGGGTATTTTCAAGTGTTCCTGTTTTAAGCTTGAAGTCTCTTGCAATCATGGCGGTTATTTCATCTGCCCGTCTGCCAGTTATAACATAGGTTTCCTTGTTTTGCTTTAAATAGATTGTTTGGTCGTAAGCTGTAACAGTGATAAAGCCGGTATGAGTTTGGCTAACCTTAAAAACGTAGCCATAAAACAAGCCTGTATCACCTGTTTTAACAGATACGATACCGCCCATTTCCCAAGATATATTTTCATCCCGAATAACTTCAAATTCAAAAGAGGCAGGAGAACCAGCACGCTTCGTTTTCCATTTAGGGGACTTCACCAGCGATGATACGTCCCACGCCTCACCATTTTTCTGATTCTGATATAAAACCTGTAAATTCATCACGGTATATTAAACACCTGCCCCGGATAGATGGTGTACTTGCTGTTGCGCGTGCCTTTGTTCCTTCCGTCTATCACCGCTTGATTTGCTTTGTATATCTCCGGGTATCTTGCGCCGTTGCCGTATACCTTTTGTGCTATTGCCCACAGGCTATCACCACGAATCACAGTATATGTTTTTGTTTGCGGTGGACTTCCGGGACGTGGTTCTTTTTTAACTTGTGCAACGGGCGCCCGTGCAGTTAATACAATTCTTTTAGGAGCGTAGTTTTTCCATTCTTTAAGTTCCAACTCATAGTAGATGTCCCCGACTTCGCCGTGTTTTTCCTCATATTCGAATTTCTCAATACCCATATCGATGTTTATATCAAGGTCATTGCCTATAATCAAAAAACGCAATGGTTTTAGGCTGTCCCTTTGGCTCTGTATGGCTTTGATAAAATCCGCGGGGGATACTGTTGTCTTTCCCGTTACGTAAGGTGCGTCATATATAGGATAAAGGGACTTCCAAGACAATTCCCGAAGTCCCTTTTTTCTTAGAATGTTAATGTCTCCTATGGCTAATATCTGCGTCTTTTCATTGTTGCCGGGAGACTTTACCGTCAGCTTTTCAGGCAATACAGGTATGGCGTATTCCCTGCCCCCCATGATTAAAAACATCTTATACATTGAATACACCTCCTTTAACCGTATATGCCTTCTGCGGCAACTACAAATTCATCTTCCAGTCTCTTTTCGATTGCAGCTGTTACTTCGTCTATGTCTACTTTTTCGCTTATCTGAATACCAGACATGGACACTGTCGGTGTAAGAGTAACGAATGTCTGTTGGAATCTCATTTCTGCAACATCACGAAGCAAACGCAAGTCTTCTTCTGCAATGTTGACGTCGTCTTTAATTCTTCCCACTTCGCCAACCGAATCAATACTATCTATACTATCTATATCCCCTAAAGCCATTCCAGCCGCGCCGCCACGGTTAATAATAGCATCAATCCCATCTAACGCACCAGTAATCTTATTCGAAACGGCAACGCCGGTATTGTAGCCGCTTTTTATGGCGTCTGCCATAGGCTTCATTTCCATGCGCTGGATTACTTTGTAGCCATCCGGCGTTTCTCCTAACCAGGCGCGCATATTGCTTTGTAGGGACTGCATTCCTCCTGCCAAGTTAGACCCAAACACCTTGTCGATTGCCGTCGCAATACTCTTAATAAGGCTTAGGACACTGTCAGCAAGGTCTACAAACAACTTCTTTATTAAATAGACCGGATGATTAAACACATTGGCAAGAAATTCTGCAAAGGAAGCCCAGTGATTCCAAAGGTAAGCAATGATATTGTATATCGTGGCGTATAGCCCACCGATAACCCCACCAATAAACCCGCATACCTGTTCGAATCCAATGCCCATTTTATTTAGGGCATATAGCACTCTCGCAATAAGGGCAATAACTAATAGTATTGGCGCGTTCATGGCTAAAAAACTTAAAGCAGAAGTTACAATTGGTGCTACCATAGCCCATAGTTTAGCAATAAGCATAGGCAACAACACTAGTGCCGCCGCTATTAAAATCGGCTGTATGATTGCCCAGTTTTGTTGAATGATATTGCCCAGTGCATTAACCTTATCAATAACCCATGTAAATGCGGAAATAACTAAGTTTAACCCGCTGACAATACCATTAATAAAACCTCTTGTTGTGTCTGCCTTCATAAGATTAAGAAAACTGTCCATAAGCGCCATGACAGCCCCCACAAGACGACCGCCAACTTCTTCCCGCATATCACCAAGCGTATTTCTAACAGCCTGCATTTTCCCTTCGGGAGTGTTCCTCATTGCTTCGTTCATATTGCCAACGTTATTCGTTATTATCTGTGCAAGGAGGGCGGCTTTTTCGGCTTCTGTGCCGTATTTCAACGCCCTTTCTTCAGCCTCTGAAAATGATATACCGGCCCTTTTCAACGCCCCGACTTGCCCCTGCATAACCTTGCCTATCATGTTTCCAATGTTTGCCATATTTTCACCGGTAACATTAACGCCGTGCTGTTGAACAGCCAAGTTATTCATTGCAGGTATCAAACTTTTTAGGGCGTCTTCGGAATTAAGGAATGTTGCCATCTGTTGTGCACCCATGAGTTGAATTTCATCGCCGACAACGCCGAGAGATTGTTGAATGCTGGTGGTATCAAGAATAGCCCTGATATCCGTTGTCCCCATTCTTTGTCCCATAATTGTACTAAGTTGGGTTTCGGCTCTTGCCTGAATGTTATAAGCCCCTATATTACTGTTAACAAAGTCGGCAATCTTTTTAACACCAAAGGCGGATATGGCTGTTTTAATAAGTGTGCCAACGCCGCCCCAAGCACTTTTTACCTTGTTCGCTCCAAGATAAGCATTTTTTTGTGCCCTGTCAAACTGCTCAACTTCCCGTGTTGCTTTGTCTACTTCTCTTGAAGCCTGTTCCCAGTTGCGGGCAGGATTAACCGTATTCGTTAAGCTGTCAACCTGTTCCATGCGGTTGATTAATCTATCTGTTCCGCCTGTGACTTTGTTTAGGGTGTTCGACGCCTTGTCTTGTAGCGCTATGACTGTTGCAACGCTCATACGGTCACCTGCCTTTCGTTTTTACTTTACTTGCCGCCTTTTTCTCGCTTTCTATGTGTAGGTCAATAGAAGCAATGATAAAGGCTTTTTCTTTTTGGGGAAGTGACGCAAACACACCGGGAAGGATTTTAAGACGTTGGAGGGCGTAGTGTGCATAATTCGCCTCACCATCGCCCTCCTTGATTAGTTTTTTGCTTCTTCCACCTGCTGGTTAATGTCTTCGTCAAACCCATTAAAGCGCAATATAGCCAACAACAATTCGTTATGTTCGCCCGGAAGTAATAGTTTTTCTACCAATGCTTCTGCTCCCACTACGCCTTTGCTCTCTTGTAGTTCTGCACTTTTAAAGTTAGGGTCAACTGTGCAATGGACAATCATCCTTGACCCGTAAAGCGCCTGGTCTGTTTCTACCTGCTTCTGATGTGCTTTGTTGAAGCTGATAACCTGACACGCCTTTTTAATGGCTTTGTGTTCGGCTTCTGTAATTGTCCTAATTCTAAAAGGAATATACTTCCCTTCTTCATCGACAAAACGCTTTGAAATAATGACTTCCGTCTCGTTGACGGTATCAATGTTGTTGTTGAGTAAAAACTGTTCTAACCTGCCCATGCTTTAACCTCCTAAACTTTATTAAACGGTGTAAGGATTTCGTAATCCTCAAAAGTGAATTCCGCTTCTTCTACTAACGGATCGTCTGAATCTCCGTCCAGTTTGGTAAGGACGGTTGAATTTAGATTTACCCCACGAAGTAATACCGACTGTTTGCCAGCACTGGAAGCAGGATCGTCATTTTCGACGACCATATCGAAATAAGCGTCGCGTCCAGTGCGCTTGTAATCGGCAATAAGATTACGGAAAATAGGGGACAGGTAATAAATAGTCATTGACCCAGTCCCTTTAATACCTGTTGTTTTGTTCCCTACCATTCGTTTGCCAATAGCTTTAATTTCCGTTTTAGTCTTTTCAACAATGGCTTCAATGGTGCGGGCAAAAAACATATCTTCGTTGTTGCCGTTGATTTTGGCAAAAGCCTTGCCCTCCTTGCCGGAAATAGCGTCAGGCGACATAAGTTCCTTCATTTTTTCATACCTCCTTTATTAGACTACCTGAACGACCATATAGAGTTTCTCCATTGCGTCGTTCGGCTTTAATCTAGTATTGACAGCAACATCGCGCTTGCCGTTGCCTTGCTGAATTTCAATGTCTTCTGGTACGAAGTCAGAAATAGCGTCGATTCCCTGATATCGGTTTGCAAGGCTTACAAGGTCAGCCTTAAACAACGAACGCCCTGTATCACTGTTGGTAACAATGCCGATATAACTTTGCCCGAAAATCCTTGCCACATCGTTTGCCCATCCATCAAGGACACGAATAACGCGGTTACTGGTCATATCAGGGGGCTTTGTTTCTCCAAAGGTTACAAGGCTGTTGATATCCGACAGCACTCTTGCCCTGTTGCCTTCGGCATAGAAGACGAATTCACCGGCTCTAATAGCCGCTTCATACTGTGAGCGGGGATATCTAATATCTACGTCCACAGCACCTTCATAGGCGGTATTAGTTAGAGATTGGTTAACCTCTGCACCGGCGGAAGCACCCGTTACCCAAGCAACTGCCTTTTCACCGGGAATAGTCGTGCCGTCTGCTAATACAACACCATTCTTTACGTTGATAATTCCTTCGTAATCTCCGGCATACTGATACAGCACGCATACAACCTTTTTGCCTTCATCATCACGCAGACGCTTTACAAAAGCCGCGAACAATGCTTTTGTGGTTTCATCGTCTCCCGGATATCCAATTACATTAAAGTCTTCAACTTCTACCGCCGTCAGGTAATTGGTGTATTGAGTGCCGTTAACCGTTCCGTTTGTTCCCCCTTCTAAGGCTGTTGCTGACGCCGTAGCCAGCGTTCCTGTGCCAAAGGATACATAATCATTGCCGACCAATTCTGACGCGTTAGAAACGGTCTGGAAGTCTACAACGATGGTATCAAGGTAAGTGGTCACATCAAACAACAGGGCATTATCAATATTCGTTTGTACTGACACCCTGATTGCGTTACCCCTAGTTCCTCCATGCTTTGCTGTAACAGTAATACCGCCAATTGATTTACTTGCTTTAGTGCCTCCGCTATTAACGCGGTATAGTTTTAATGTCTTTGCCCTCTTAAACGCTTCTCTAACAAGGAGTAGTTCCGGTGCTGTTGGATCATATCCAAACACCTTTAGTGCTGTCCTGTTAAATTCTGCCGCGTCAACTGTGAACACTTTGTTTTCTTCGCCCCAATTAAGTTCCAAAGGCAGTGTTGCTGTTCCCCTTTCACCCAACGTCGCACTTGTGCCGATACTTACAAAATTGATATAAGCACCGGGCAATACTTTATTTTGAACCGTAAAAGTTCCGCCTCCGATTGGCATTTATAATCACACCTTTCTTTCAAGATAAGCGGCTATAATTTCTTCCGCTTCTGCTACTGTGTATTCCCGGTCTTCTTCCAGCAATGCCGAAACAAGGTCTTTGGGAAATGTCTGTTTACTGCTTTTTATAAACTGTGCCTTAGTGTAACGTGGCGCTTCGGCACTGTCTGTCTCTGTTACACTTTTCTTTTTGCTCATTTAAGCACCTCCGTATTAATCAATTCTTCCATTGGGTCTTCCATATCCGCTTCTTGCAGGGCAGTGAATTCAACATCAAACATTACGTGGTATATCCTGTCCACACTTTCCCCGGTCAAGTTCTTCAAGTGAAAAACCTTCCCGTCAATAGTTAAGGTCTCAAACTCGTTAAACATTTGCGCTTCCCATTGGTGGAAGTCCTCTTTGTCATGCGTTGTCAGGAAGTATTTAACATCAAAGGAAATTGTCTTTCTCCTTCGCCTGTTGAATAACTTTCCATGTTCCGCCCGAATAACATTGATATGGAAATTCCCGTCCGCCTTTTGCGGTATCTCGTTGATAAACACCTTTTTGTCTGGATAGAGGGTAACCAGCTTTTCTGCAACAGCACTTATGAAGTTATTCACTGTTAGTTGCATTAGACCGCCCCCTTTCCATGTAGTCCTTTACAATCTTGCTAAACTTCCTGTTAAGGCGGGCGTTTTGTGTTAACTTCGTGTTCCGCATGGCATTTCTAAATATAAACCTCCCCGGTTGATAAGGCTTACCCGCCGGAACGGTCATGCCCCCTTTTGGATCATTGCGATTATACACAAAGGTATTCCCTTCCCAATGTCCCGGTACAAAGTGTTGCCTAAAGCCGTATTCAAGGTGTTTGGCATAATCAAGATTGTTATAAACATCTATTTTGTAAATCCTGTTGCTTGCCTTTGCTTTCGAACCATCGTGCATGTTATCTCCGTCGTAGCCTATCGCCTTATCCCCTGCGTGGAAATTACGCCTATAATCTCCGGTGTTAACCGAATCAGGATTTTGGTTCTTGCAAAGGATTCTTGCCTGTTTAACCGCATATACACCTTCGCCAACTACCAATTCATTCATAATGTCCGGCATATCGTTTTTCATTGCCTGTAGGTTATTTCTAAGTTCGATAAGGTCTTTAAAGTCCATGCTCATGCCCGGTCACGCTCCTTTAACATCACTTCTTGGTGTGTAGGGTAAATCATTGGGCGTGAAGCGCTTTCAAAGGTTATTACGATATTAGACGCCGGGTTATCCCTGCCGAACCTTTTAACCGTAATCATATCCCCCGCCTCAATAGGTGTGTCAGGAGCGATAAACAGTTTAATGTCATATTCGATTTCGTTCTGTGCGTCTGTTTGGTTTGTTGGTTTCAGGCTTTTTTGCGACAGGGCGCATAGTGCATTTGCGACTATGATTGTTTCCTGCGACTTCGAAATATTGTTCACGGTTACCGGTATCATCCTAACGATGGTGCAGGTATCTTCGTATGTTCTTTCAATGGCGGCGCGTTCTGCCACAGGGTTACCAAAGCCCATGTCACCACCTCAACTTCCTGTACTCATTAAGCTGTTGAGTATATGACTTGATAAAGTTATCACTGTTAGCCCCCACAGCCTCAAAGGAGGTAGTGACATCGCCGCGTTTTATTTGTTTTATTTCCATGTTGCCAGTGCCGCCTGGAACGCCGTAACCTTCTATTCTCCACATATCTACAGCCATTCTGACGATAACTTTTTCCAGTGGCGCGGGTATGTCTGATATATTGCAATAACCCTTAACCATGTCTACAACAGTATCAAGGACATATTGAAGAAGTTCGTCGCTCTCTGTGTCGGTTATACCTAGCAAAAGTTTCATTTTATGTATCAACGGCGCGTCACTCCTTTCATAGAGAAAGGCGACCCTTATAGATCGCCCTTCTCTTTAATCAATTCTACAATCTGTGCATTTGTTACCCTTTCTGGTATCTCTACCCCTAAAGAAAGTGCCAGTTCGGTCAATTCCGCCTTATTCATTCTTTCTAACGGTTTGGAAAGGGTTTGGGTAACGGTTTCGGTAACCGTTTCTTCTTTCACTTCCTTATAGCCTAAACTAAGAAGTTTCTTTCTCTTGCGCTCATCGGAAGTTATTTTGATAGCATTGTGCAATTTGAGAGTGAACACAAACCCACCCCCTATGCACCAATGTTAGCCCATACGCCATCTAGCGCATTTTCAGGAATCCAAATATCATGATATTTGCGGTAGTCAAGCTTCCATGCATGCGCCTTCTGGTTGGTCATGGGGTCAAAAATCCTCATGGTGTCAGTTTTAGACACGGCGATAGGCGATTTTCTTGCTGTGATCAACCAGTTAATTTGTTTTGCTCCTAGTGCTGGTGCAAAGCCACCAACTTCCTGACCGTCTGTTGTTCCGTCGTTAAACACATAGGCAGTCTTCATAAGTCCTGAACTTACTTTTATGATAGGCATATTATCAAGGCTCAATACTTTAGTCGTGATATTGCCCTTTGTAAAGTCAGCAACGTTCAACTGCTTATTAATTTTATCCGCCTGTTCCAAGATAGAAGCGGCAGGAATAGACATAGTAATAACAAGGTCGTATCCTTCCCCTACAATATCCTGAACAGTTGCAATGTCCGCTTTTAGTTTCTGCAAAATATCTTCGGTATCAGGAGTATATCCCGTGGCATTAACCTTATCAGCCGCCGCCGCCAAAGCATAAATCTTGCTGTAACGGTATGCGTCCACTTCTGGAATAACCTTAGTCCTTTGGAATTGAGACATTACATTCGTAGCATTGGCAACAAAATTAGTTTCGTCAACATCCATTGCGTCTAGCTGGAATGTTCTGCCTCTGTCTTGCGTCATTACTAAGGTTTGGTAGGCAAGGGTAACAGAACCTTGCACAAAACCATCGTCCCTGTCGTAGTCTCCAAGACCATTCATAGAGATAATTGGAATTTTAATCTCATTACCTCCGGTGTACTTAACCTGTCCGGCATTAGCTTCCATCCAGCCGGAAGTTGCACCTGCAATCATTTGCTCGTCAAGTGCTTGTTGGAAAATCTTTGCATATTCGAGTGTGTTAATAGGCATTTACATTCATCCTTTCTTTTTTTTACTTTAGCCCCATTAAGGCTCTGACTTCATCAAGACCCGCGTTCTGGTTTGGGTCAGGTTTGCCCGGCTCTGCCGGAATTGCACCCTTTATAGTGGGCGGTGCCGTTTCGTGTGGTTTAGGCGTTTCTTTGAAAAGGTAAGGCTTGCTTTCCTTGATCGGCTTAATTAAGTCGTCAACTTTAGTTTTCAGGCTTCCGTTATCGTCTACCTCAATTTTATCAAGTTCCAAGCGGGAAATAATATCTTCTGGATCATAAACTGAATCACTAAGTGCCAGTTTTAATGCAGTGGTTTTCTGGATTTTTGCCATTTCGTTTTTGTGTTTGGTTTGCAGGTCGGCAATGGTTGTTTTAGCCGTTTCTACATCAGTCGCAATTTTTGTCGGGTCACCTGATCCGCCAATAGCTTTTAGCGCTTCTGCGGCGGCTTTAAGTGCCGCTTCTGCACTACTTGCCTGCCCTTTTACCTCATCATGCTTCACAGCAGGAACATAACTGCCATCGTTACCAACGACAATATCAATATCTTTCCCATCCTTGCCTTTGCCTTTCAATGCTTCCTCTACCTTTTGAGTTAGTTCTTCACCAAGCAACTTTTTAATGCTTTCCGCAATCATAATTTCTCCTTTCACGCTGTGTTTAAGGTGACTTCCACACCCTTTGCGCTCCTGTCTGTTCCGGTGACAGGTAACCG